ACATCATCAGCGGTAGTTGGAACGGACGCGCCACCAGCACCGCCAGAGGTAGTTGCCCACTTAGTCCCTGCCGTGCCGTCCCAAGATGCCGTGCCACCTACCCAATAACGATCAGCCATCTTCGCTCACCGCTTCTGGCGGGTTTTCTACAAAGAACAGCCAGTTGTCCAGCCGCTCCTGCTTCATAGCCGCAATTTCTTCTTCTGTGAACGTGTGGTCATCATCTAGGTGCAGCGCATCACGAAACACGCCGTAAGGTGAGTCAAACTCAAATACAATTTTGACCATTGTTATGCCTTAAAGCGCAAAGATACCAGAAGCATTCCAAGTAATATCAATGTTGCCGCCGTTTGGTGTTACAGGTAAGCCAGTGACGCTTGTGTCAATGTATGCAACCAGTGGTGATGTAGCAGCCGAGCCTGTATCGATGTAAAGGATTAGCGCCTCAACTGTGCTGCCAGTAACAGACGTAAACGTAACGTCAGCGCCATCAAACACGCCATTAGTAAACGTCTTGGAGCCAATCGTCTGTGGTGTTCCCACCGCCGCAGCAGATGCCGAAGAATAGAACTGATCCGCTGCGTTGTATGTGTATACGCCAGTGTCGATCAGAGCCACCTTAACAGTGCCAGCCGAAAGGTTGTTGTTTGCTGTGAACTGGAGCAGTTGCTCTTTCCACTTTTGATATAATGCGTTTGCCATAAATATTTCCCTATTCTATTCCAACAATCTTGCCTTTTTCACGGATTAATTTCTTTGGTCGATTAACCGCTTTAAGTGCCGCCTCAGTAGCTTCCCGCTGAGTCTTGCTCATTGCATCAACTGCATCCTTGAAGCCAGCAACGCCACTATCAATTCCAGACACAGCGTTCGTTATACTTTGGCTAGCCTGGGACATAGTTTGTGCTGCCGTGATTTGAGCCTTCACAGTATCGACCTTGGATTCTATTTCTTCAAGCTGGCGCATCTTGATTGCTAGGTCGAACCGCTTGCTCTCAATATCCAAGAGTTCACGCTCTTGTTTAATCGGGTCAACAGTCTCAACCTTAGCTTGCGAAGCACCGTTGTTAGGGTTTTCAATCTCTGACAGGATCGAAAGCGTATCAGCCTTGGCCTTCTCAGCGTTAGCCATTGTAAGTTGCGTGTCAGCGTCAGCCTTACGAGCTAGTGCCTCCGACTTCTGCGCTTCAGCCATCAGATACATTGTCTGTGCGTCAGGCTGCACGTTTGCTTGTGCTTCCTGCATCTGGGCCTGTTCTTCTTCGCTTGGCTGCATGACGCCCATCTGGACTAGCTGCTTGCGGAAGTATTCCTTGATGTCGCCAATGCCCTCGCCTTCCATGTTCATGATAGCCATCGACTGTAGAACCTGTTGGGTTGTTGGGTCGGTGGTAACTTGCATCATGCCTGTAAGCGCACGCACTGTAGCATCACGACGGCTCGATGACGATGGGCCAACGTCTACGGCAACGTCAAACAAAGCATCTGCCAAGTTGTTCTCATAAATGAGTTCGCCTGTCTCTGGGTCGATAGATGGCTTCATCAGTTCGATTGAACCAACTTCTTCCATTGCGCCGACAGTCTTCATCTTGCGCTTTTCTTCAACGTAGATGTCTTTCGACATTGACAGCCATATCTCACCACAGCGCCGCACAGCCTTTGCCATGTTGCTCATGTAGATAAACGTCTGCATATCCAAGCGGGTCTGGATAAGCTCTACAGCCTTGCCGCTGATGCCGCTGACCATCTTGTCGGCTTGCTGGCTGCTTCCCAGTATCTCAGCCATGTCGGATTCGGTGATCTGCAACAGAGCTGCCATCGCTGGTGGAATCTGTGCGGACTTAGTGTAGGCAACTGGGCCAGACGCTTGAGTCTCGCCATTTGGCCCTGTGATTGGATTGACTAACAGATAAGGATAGTTGCGAAGGTTATCCTCTGCCCACATAACCTGATGGCCTGAGACTTGCTCTGGAACCAAGATAGGCTTTTCAATCGACGAAAGCGCACTGATCTCACCCAGCTTGGATAGCTGCATATTCTTCAGACGCTGTGGGTCTTTGGCTAGGCGAACATGGCCCATGCAACGCTCGACGTTATCAACGAACCAACGCTTGCCGTAGACAGGAACGATTGGAATGTTCTTGCCAGCAATGTAGCCCATATCGTCAAGGATGCCGCCGCCGCTCATGATATACTTGCGGACGCGCTTACGCTTAGTGCGCTTCTGGCGAACCTCTACAGTGCCAACAGCAGCCAGTGTTTCTTCTAGCGTTTCGTCTGCATCAAAGTCGGCTTGCGTATAGCGTTCTTCTTCACCTTGAATAGTCAGGAAGATGCGGACAGTCTCGCGGGTTTCCTCAACGCGATAGTATTCAGCGACGAACACAATGTCAGGCGTATCCCAGTCAAACTCATACTGGTGGATTTCTTTAGGCCATGTCGATGGGTCATCGTTCCACTCAGCCTTGTAAGCCTCTTGCGTCATGGAATACAGAACGAAGCAATACTTAGCGTCGGCTTTGTCCTGGCGCTTTGCATCTAGATCGAAGAACACTGAGCTATCAGCGTCATAGATTGGTTCTATGCGGATGCGCTGGCGTTCGTCCTCATCGTTTTCTTCATCTTCATACGTTGTGCGTAAACGCCATGCGCCATAGCCACCGCCGACTGCTTCCTCAAAAGCGTTGTCGTATGCTTCTTCAGCGCCGCTGTCCCGTTCGTCTGCACGATAGAGACCATTGCATGTTTCGGTTAGCCTGTCGTTTGCTTCACCATCTTTGCTTACAAAGTCTACAGCGATGCGGTTGTTGCGATATTCGTTGATGATACGAATGACGCTAAGGTGAATCTTGTTTACCTCGAAGCGTGGTTTGTTTTCGTATTGCTCACCTAGTGGGCCTTCCCACTGCGCTCCAGCAATGGAGTAGAAGCGTCGATCCTGAAGGCACTGCAATCGCTCATCACGAACTGAGGATTGAACACGATCAAACTCAATCAACGCCTGCTGATGTATGTTTGAGAATCTTTGTTCTTTATTCAGTCGAGCCATTTACCACCTACTCACAGTTGCCAAAGGTTGCACATCGAAAGTCTTTGGAGGGACTGCTCGACGTATGGCCTCGCACGCATAACGAAGTGCATCTATAAGGTGATTATCACGATCCGCAAGGATTGGCAAGATTTGTCCTGTCAATGGGTCAGTTTTGTAACTGTAGCACGTTAATTCGTCGATCGTGTGCTGGCAGCGAGGGTGAACAACGATGTCGTATGACTTCAACCATTCGACGCCTTCCTCTACAGACTTAGGCCCTTTGACTGCTGCCATGATTTTCGGGAAGCCATGTTTACGCATATGACTAATCGTTTCAGGTCTGGCGCTATCAGCGACAATGGGCCACTTCTCTGACTCAGGCACAGTGAAGAACAGGTCAGGCGTGTCCATAATCTCACAGCCAACGCGATACGCCTCATGATCGACGTATATTGTTCTGCCTACAACATGGCAGCGGATCAGGACAGTTGGGTCAGATGCAAAGCCCCAGTCAGCGCCGAAGCGATGCGTTGCGTCCTCTGGTGTATCGAAGTCCTCAATCTTCCAGTTACGGAATACACGCGCTTCGCTGTTCGATGCGTAGCTGCCCAGCCAAACGTGCTTGTATTTGTCAGGGTCTCTATCCCTGTCGTATTCCATTTCGTGTTTAAGCACATCAGGGAACCAAGGGTTATCTCGATAGTTTACCTGTGCAACCACAGCGTCAGGCGGTGGGCTTTCACCGCGCAGCAGCATATCAATCGGGTCACTGCTGTTGAGCGGGTTCCATGTGAACCATAGCTCACTGTCTGGCTTACGGATTGTCGGACGCAATAGATCGAGCGAGCGTTGCGATAGCGTCTGCGATTCCTCCACCCAAGCGCAGTCGTAACCTTCCAGAGACTTAATAGAATCCGCCGTGTGATTCTGCATCCCCTGGAAGATGATTAGGCCATCGCCATGCCGTGACTTGATTTGGCTTTCCTGAACCTCAAAGTAATCCTGAACGCCAAGCTGTTCGATTTTCAGCTCCAGCAAACGCTTGACCGACTGCGATAGCGACTTCTGTATTTCACGGACGCAAACTGTTCTGCGCCGCTGATCCATAACGTGCGCTTCGATAACCATTTCCGCAAAGGCATGGCTCTTGCCCGATCCACGACCACCATGAGCGCCTTTATAGCGGCTAGGCTTTAGGAATGGCTTGAACCATCGCGGTGTTTTAATCTTCAGCGTTGTCATCAATCACTTCGCGCTGGATGTGTGTCACCAAATTGCCTGTGACGTTAAGCTTCGATGGAGCATCAAGGCCAATCATTGCGTTGATAGCTTTTACAGCGTTCACTTTGTCGCTTGGCTTTGCGTCAGAGTCCAAGCCTTTGGCTATCGTTGATAGAACATCAAGGCTGTCTGCCATCGTCCAAACTACACGTTCAGCAACGGCTGCTCGTAATTCAGCAACCCTTGTTGAAACGTCAGTATTGCTCATTAGCTTTGATGCGTTAGCTTGGCACGTTTCAGGCTTAGTTGTCGGCTTAACGTCAAAGGCGGCTCTGTAAGCGTCTGCCTGTGTTTTACCTGATGCTACTTCGTGAGCGAATCGCTCTTGTTTAGGTGTTAATGCCATTTGTCTCAGCTTCCATAAAAGGTCTGGTATTTGTTCAATACACCAGCAATCATGAAATGAAAAGGTCTCCCTGCTTTTGTGCATCTTCAATGCGCTTGCAGGCTATGTCGAAATACTTGGACTCTCGTTCAATGCCGATAAATTGCTTTCCCATCTGCACGGCTGCAACGCCTGTTGTTCCGCTTCCCATGAAAGGGTCAAACACTGTTTCAGCGTCATCTGGTAATTGTCGAACGCACCACTTCATAACTTCAACGGGCTTTTGCGATGGGTGACAAAACGTTCGGTTTTCATGCACTCCCGCTCTCATTCCGCCATCCCAAACGTGGCATATAAATTTAGGCTTGCCCCAATCTCGCCAAGCAAGTTCAGTCGTGGAATAAGTGCGATTGTCGTTTGAAAAATCCATATCTACAGGGCGCTTAACCCAAGTAAGCCAACCCTCTTTTACTGGCAAAACGTCTGCAAAATACTGACCACCCCAGACTAAGTTGTAACGACCAATTAAAAGCGATTTTATGTCGAAGTCGATAACATCAATCCAAGGCTGATCCTGATGTGTAACGCGAGGCTTCCAGCCAATCCCATAAGGCGGATCAGTCACAACAGCGTCAACATTACCAAGCGTAGGCAGAATGTCGCGGCAGTCGCCTAGATACAGCGTTGCGTTGCCAATGATGACAGGCTCAACCATTCTCTAACTCAATAAGCTTGGACAGATAGTGCTGGCATTTCTGTAAGTCCTGCACTCCGTTCTTATCACGATAGCGGGATAAATACTTTATGCAATTACCCTGCAAATAACCTGAGAAGGCTTCTGCCGACATCCAGGACTCCATTGCTTGCCAAGGCTGAACGGTTTTAGATGCGTAATGGTCACCGCCTACTTGATGTGTATCAATACTCATCTTCGTCCTCCTCGTAATCAAATGGATCGTATCCTTTTAGCATTGCATCGACTGCAACCATTATAGGCCCAGTGATACGCACCTTGCCAGCTTCCATCTTGCGGATGGTTGTGCCGCCATTGTCAGGCGATAGGCGGAGAGCGTCTGCCATCTCGTTGATGCTGTAGCCCATGCGGTGACGGGCAAGCTTTAGCTTTTCAGGTGTCATTTGCCGACTCCATCGCTGCCATCTTCTGCAATGAATGCACTATGGTGCTGTGATCGCGCTGCATAATCCGTCCAATCTCCGTGGTTGAATAGCCCTTTTTTCTTAGCCTTACAACGCATTTGCGTCTTACTTCAACGAGTGGCTTCACCTTGCTTTTGCCTAAGATGTCTTCAACTGTGTAGCCGTATAGCTCTGCTATGGCATCAATCTCTGCTAGGTTGCGTTCTCTTGGTGTCATGAGTTAGCCAACAATTCATTGCTACGCATTTCTTCGTAGCGATAATCCGCTTCGTTTGCGCCAGCGTCATCTTCAAACTGAAATGCTAGTTCCTGCAATGTGCCAGCAGGGTCTTCGTCATAATCAACGATGGCTGTCAGCAATTCAATCTCTTGAGCGTCGCTAATGCCGAAAGCGTTGCCATTGAAAGTCATAGCGTAACGCGATTGACGCCACTCTGATTTCTGGCGCTTATGTTCTTCGGTGTAGGCGTTTAATGCGTCGATAGCGTCTTGCGCTAGTTGTGTAAGGTTCTTTCTCATGCGTCCTCTCCTACAAAGTCAGGGTATAGCAATGCCTCTGTGACAATCGCGGCAGCGCAATGTTCTGCGCTTGAAAACTGATCCATGTAAACAAAGCCCATTGCGTCGATGCAAGCATCAAACAAGCGATTGCTGTTGCGGATGTATTCGCGAGGATCGGCGCACGTTTCAAATGGGCCAGCGCGAAGCTGCTTAGATAGCAGTCCGTCGATGCGTTCAAATTGAGATAGGGTAATTGTCATTTTACTTTTCCGTATTGGCGAGGCTGAGCCTCTGGTGGATGGGGGCCGAAGCCCCCATTTTGTTAAAGTGCGCTGAAGCCGACAGGCCATGCGTTTGCAGGCTTATCCGTCTTGGTGATTTGATAGTCCTTGCCAGAGTAACGTCGTGCTGCCGCCTCAGTTGCGTAGATGCCTACGGACTTTTTGGTTTTTGTGTTGGTTACTTCGTATTGCATTATCAGGCTCCTTGTTGGTGGGACTATTCCCTTGCTGATGCCCCCTTATAAAAAGAGCTGTTTATTCTGTAAAGCGTTTTTTTCATTTTATTACGCTTTTTGTCGTTTTGCGTGTTCAATCGCAGCAATCGCCCAGGCTTCGGGTGCGCCTTTGTATCGCCCCTTGGCCCAGTTCTGACGTATATCATTCAGTGATAGCTTTCCTGCCTGATACTTAGCCAGGTCACACATCAAGCTGGTGGCTGCGCTTTGGGTCACCTGACTGTAAATTCCCCATCAACCAATCGAAGGTGACCAAGCTCTTCAGCAATACGCAACCAACGCTCTGGTTTATCTGTAAGCTCAACAGGCTCGCCAACGCGCAGCGACATAATAAATTCATCGAACCTTGCTTGCGTGTGATTTGAACAGATCAGAAGTGCCTTGTCCTTTCGGGTCGTGCGCGGCGTGTAGCTATCCAATATCTGCAAGCACTGGCGAGGCGTCGGGAACCAATCAAGTTCTTTGCAGACGCGCTCTGTCATGTAGCTAAGGGCTTCCTTTGTGTAGCCACCTAGAATCCGTGCATAGACTGCTGTCCGCATCTGTCCGCTTTGCTCGTCGGTGTTCTTGCTTGGCAAGGTCGCTTCGATGAATTGCAGTTGCTTGGCAAGTTCGCGTGTTTCAACTGGGATGTTCTCAACAGGCATCGCTAAGGCAATCGACCGTAGTTCATCGCACTCTGCTACTGTAAGCTCAGAACGGCTCATCAGTTCGTCCATCCGCGACATATCGAAGTGCTGCGGCAAAGCCGTTTTCGTTTCTAGTGTTACCAGTTGTCCGATTTGCTGCGCCATTTTTTTGCTCCTTAATTTCGTAAAGGTCTGTCCAGCTGTTCATTGTGCTGCGATCTAGAACTTCTGTTATGTTTTGGCCCTTGGCTCTCAATTTATCCAGTTTGCTGATAGCCTGATTGTAAGCCCTGTCCGTTAATGGTTTCTTGCGAAGCATACGCATCTCAACCCATCCATTCCAAGCGTCAACAGGAATCCAATCTGGAAGCTCCGCTCTTATATACTTAATTGGTTTATGATTTGTGTTTATATCTGGTATAGGTTCGCCCTTCTGGTCATTTTCATTTGTCTTTTTGGGCAAATGGATTTCTTCCTTTAGGCAAGTCGGTGAATACCATTTCGTCCGATCATATGCAGACTTGTTAAAGCATCCACTTGCAATCAAACCATCGCTTTCAAGCTTGTCTAATGCAGTCCGTATTTGCTTGCCAGTTAGGTAAGGAAACAGCTCTGAAAACGCAGACACACTGTTATATGTCCACCAACGCCCTTCATAAAAATGGCGTCCATTGGCAGCATTCTTTTCAGCCCAGTAAAAAAGGTTCTGATAAATCACGGCAGCGTTGAGACCAACACGAGCCGCGATCGCTGGATCAAATTGATGTGCGCTCATTTCACGCCCTTTCTAGAATTGCATGAACGACACATTGTTTGCAGATTATCGAACGATGTCGTGCCACCCTTAATTTCTGGAATTATATGGTCGCAGCACAAATCTAAATGAGTCTCGCAAGAAACGCACCTGTATAAATCCCTCTCCATTACGGACTTGGATAATTTACGGCCTATTTTTGCTTTTTGATATAGTTTAGATTTTGACGTATTGTCATGTGGCCAACTGTAACCATTGCTCTTTATCATATCAGCAAATTGCTCAAAAACCCAGCCGCCTTGACCGTCTCCCCAGTGCCAATACCATCCTAAATCACTTTTTATGATTTCTAGGGAATTAAAAAAACGGTCAACGGCTTGAGATTCTAAACTCTCATCAAGCTCTTGCGCGATGGTTCTGTGGCGTGTATTACTCATTACAGCGATGCCTCCTTCTGCTAGGCGTTGTTAGAGCGGGTTGAGTGCCTTTCCTCTCTTGGGCACTCCCCGCTCGCTCTTACATAACTCAAAACGCGCATTAGTAAAACATAATTTTTGCGACTGATTGACCAGCAATACGCTATCAGCGTATCTTGCGTGGATTGGTATCTCCTTACCGAACGAACTGGGTGGCTTCGGTCACCCTTTTTTTATTTGGTCTCACGCAGCTGATGGTGCGGGAATAGCGCAATAAACACAGCGCGACGCAGGGGCCAATCCCTAACGACGACTCCCTTAACGTCTTCCGTAATTTGGATTCCGTTTTCGATGTATTCGAAGTCAGATTTGTAACCAACGCGTCGGCCATTACCGTGCTTTAGCTGGCGACCGTTGATTACGAACCAGTATTGCGGGTGAATGATTAGGTCACTGATAGCGCCAGCCGCTTGCAGATCATGTAGCTCGTTGCACCTAATAGCCTCTCGCTTGCTGTCATGAGTATGCCCAGCCCTGCATTGAGACTTGACAGCACGGTATTTGCCGAAACGCCTCATGCCTTTAGTTTTTGCTCAACCAAGCGGTCAAGCGCATCATTGGCCAGCAGCCATGCGCCAAGGGTCGGTTCGTTGCGTTTGCTTTTCCAGTTGGACAGCGTGACGCGAGTAAGGCCAGCTTCGTTTGCTATCTGATACGCCCTGATTTTATGCGCCCTGGCAAGGTCGTAAAAATCTGCAATAGCTTGGTCTACGTTTGTCATTTTAAACTTTCTTTTGCCTGATAATAAAAAACGCTTTTAATCTTTGTTGAATTGCTTACAAGGGGTTTGGCAAATAAAAGGAGACACCAAAATGCCAGTTCATAAAAAGATTAACGAAGCGCGGATTGCCTTCCACGCATTGCCGCTGAAAAAGTCCGGCCATAACACGTTTGCTGGATACAAATATTTCGAGCTTGCCGACTTTGTGATTCCAGCCCTTCGCATCTTTAACGATGTTGGGCTTTGCGCGATTATAAGCTTTTCGGAAACCACAGCATCGATGCACATCGTTGATGTCGAAGATGGTTCGCAGGTTATCATTCACAGCCCAATGGGTTCAGCCAATCTTAAAGGCTGCCACGAGATACAGAACATTGGCGCGTGTGAGACTTACTCAACCCGCTATCTTTGGACAGCAGCCCTTTGCATCGTCGAGCATGACGCACTGGATGCAACCACAGGCAAGAGCGAACCAGCGCCTCGCATTAAGTTTATCAGCGATAAGCAGTTTGCTGAATTGCAAGCATTGGTAGACAAAACCAAGACTGACATGGCTTTGCTCTGCAAGCATTACAAAATCAGCGCACTCAAGGAATTGCAGGAAACCCGCTTTGATGCGGTTAAGGCTGCATTAGAAAAGAAGCTGGCATGACACAGCATGAGATCAACGAGTTTGTTAACAAGCTACAGGACCATATCGGCTTAAACGATTACGTCATCGTATCGGTCGGTGTCCACGGCCCTAACATCGACATGCCAGATGGTAACGTATTAGCAACTGTCCGCATGGGACATGATGAAGCAACCGCAGAAGCGAAATATCTGAACGATGCTGTGACAATGGCACGGGGCATTATTCTTCGCAAGCGTGACGCTAAAGCAAAAAAGAAGGAAAAAACAACATGACAGACGCAGCAATTATCCAACGCAGCCCAGAATGGTTTGCAGCACGTTGTGGGAGCCTTGGCGCTTCCCAACTGGCGGACGCCCTAGCCAAGACCAAATCAGGCTGGGGAGCGTCACGCGCCAACCTTCGCGCCAAGCTTGTGGTCGAAAGGCTCACAGGCCAGCAAGAGGACGGATTCTCCAGTGCAGCTATGCTCTGGGGAGTTGAGAAAGAGGATGAGGCTAGAATCGCCTACAGCTTCATGACAGGCCATGATGTGACTGAGGTGGGTCTATATAAGCATCCTACCATTATCGGCACTCACGCCAGCCCTGACGGGCTTGTGGGCGACGATGGCTGCATAGAGATTAAATGCCCAAACTCTGCCACACACATAGAAGTGCTCAAAACTAATCAAATCGCGCACAAATATATACTCCAGATGCAATGGCAGATGGCTTGCGCCGATCGTCAATGGTGCGATTTCGTAAGCTTCGATCCACGAATGCCAGACCATCTAATGCTTTACATTGCACGGGTGCAGCGCGACAATGATATGCTGGCGACTTTGGAATCAGAGGTTGCCGCATTTCTAGTAGAAGTCGATGAAGACGTAAAAGCGTTATCAAAACTAGGAGACCAATAATGAATCAGAACGAAAGAGTTTTCGATCACTTGCGTAGCGTTGGGCCAATACGCCCAATGACTGCATTGAATGATCTTGGCATCTATCGCCTTGCATCGCGCATTAATGATCTGCGAAAGGCTGGGCATAATATTAAAACCAAAAAGGTCGAGGTGGTAAACCGCTGGGGCGAATCATCTTACATCGCTGAGTATAGCCTGGAACTTGAAGATGCTGCCTAATCGCATAGCCAAGAAGCCTAAGCGAACTGCACGGTGGCGGTCACAAGCTCATCTAAGTTTCATTCGTTCGTTTCATTGTTCTATCAATGGATGTGAGCAGATGCCTATTGAGTGCGCTCATGTCCGTTATGGCAGCGGCGCAGGGATGGGGCAAAAGCCAGATGATTGGCGAGTTGTTCCATTGTGCCGTGAACATCACAGCCAGCAGCACACAGTTGGTGAGCAGACGTTTTGGAAAGGTGTTGACATTGAGGCTTTGATTGAAGCCTTTTGCAAAGCCAGCCCAAAGGCGCGTGAGATTAAAGAGGCTCAAGACAAGTGACGCAAACTGTCTGGCTTCGTGGTGAATATCAAAGGCGATTGGCTCACCAGTTAATCGACAAGGCTCCACAAGATGCAGTCGTAAAGGTCAGTGCAGCCAAGCGCAGTGATGACCAGAACGCAAAGATGTGGGCCATGCTGTCAGACATCAGTCGAGCAGCACCAGAAGATAGGCATCACATACCAGAAGTTTGGAAGTGTATATTTATGGCAGCATTGGGGCATGAAGTGATGTTCACAATGGGCCTAAACGATCAGCCTTTCCCAGTAGGCTTTAAAACATCGAAGCTAACCAAGGCCCAGATGTCAGATTTAATCGAGTTTGTGTATGCGTATGGGGCGCAACACAACGTAAAATGGAGTGAAGAATATGAGTGATAATACAGACGATATGCTGCGCTTGCTGATCGAGCGCATTGAACGCCAGGAAGAAGAAAAGAAGGTTGTGGCGGATAGCATTAAGGAAATTTACGGCGAGGCCAAATCACATGGCTATGACGTTAAAATCTTGCGTGCCGTTATACGCCTTCGTAAGATGGAAAAGCACGAACGGGCAGAATATGAAGTCCTGCTTGAAACATACATGAACGCACTAGGCGGTTAAGGAAAAGACTATGCAGAATATTACTATATCAGGGAACGTAGGCAAAGATGCTGAGTTGCGCGACACTCGTGACAGCAAGGTTTTGAGCTTCAACGTAGGCGTCAAGAACGGATTCGGAAAAGATGCTGGCAGCGTTTGGTATCGGTGCAGCTTGTGGGGCAAGGCAGCAGAAGTCTTTGCTGGCAGTCTGAAGAAGGGAACTAAGGTCTTTATCTCTGGCGAACTGACGCATGACGAATACGAAGGCAAGCCACAGTTTAACGTGCGCGTCGGTAGCATCGACACTGCGCCACGATCTGAAGCTGGTGGGAGCCAAGTAAGTAATTCACCTAGTCAGAATCAGCATACTACGTTTGATGATGATTTGGACTCGGATGTTCCTTTTTAGGATGATGTTCATGTCAACCAAAACGCGCCCAGAATTGCCCACCCGCTCTAAAAACATTCCGCCACCATCTGAATATCTGGAGCATCGCTATAGGCAGAGCAACCAGGCAATCGCAGACGGATCGGCAGCATTGTTAAAAGCGCAGCTAAAGGCTGGAAACCACACGCTAACGCCAGAAAGCTACAAGGCAATCGTCAGGAAGTATGACTGGCAGTTCTGCTTACATCCTACATTATTCTAAGCCAGATGGCGGGTGGCAATGCGCTTCCCGCCATTATTTTTGTCTGTTATGAAAAAAGTGCTTTACACATTAAAAGGCTCTTTTTATAAGAAGGCATCAACCAAGGGGCCATGCCCCGCCATACAAGGATGTAAAATGACCAAGATAACAAAGACTCAATTCTGGCTGACCGTAATATGGTTTGCTGCAATGATAACAATGTTTGCAACAGAGAGGACATTTTAAGATGACATTGATAGAACTTAGAGGCGTGGTCGCGGATCATGTCGAGATGACACATGGCAACGTAGAATTTATCCGCCAGCTTAGAGATGGCGATCAAGACGATGGCCCATTTATGATAGGCGCTTTAGCAGTCTGGGCCAAGTTCATGGAAGGCTTGCAACCAGCGCCGGAGGTATTGTCAGATGATTAAGCCAGCACAAGCAGCCCCACTGGGTAGGACATATCGTGTTTCATCAGATTCCGCATTTCCGTTGCGCAACTCAGAGGGTTTGACATTTGCAGAAGCCAAGCGCCGCAGGGAGCAGGAGAAAAGCAAATGAAGCGTTACATAATCAGCAAGGGAAAGCCGTTTAAGCGCCGCACTGTGGAGGGCGTTACGTTTATAACTAGATTAGTCTAATCTGCCTCAAGCATTTCGGTAGTAATCATCACCCTGCCGACAGCGCCATATTTTTTATGATATGTAATAGCCCATGCCGCCCTGTCCGCTATCCAGCCACCACGGGCGGCATAAGCGTCCCTAGCGGCAAGAGTTGGATGTTGCACCACCGTGACGCCATTGTATTCCTTTTCGTCCCTGTGGTGGCGATGTCCGCAATGTATTTCGCGGCGGGTAGTGCGGCCCCATTGTTGCGGGAATTGCGCTGCAAACAGTAGCGGTAGGCTCTCATTTTTAACCTTGTGGCCGTGATGGATGCCAAGCATAGTGGCTCCCCATTCAAAAACATAAAATGGCAAGACGCTATCGTTGACAGTGACGCGAGGTTCTTCCTCATAATGCACCGAAAACAGGTCAGCTAACCAGCCGCTTGCTTCTTCGTCGTGATTGCCTTCAGCTATAACCAAATGCACTTCTTGATGGCGCAGCAAAGACATTACGACCAGCGATCGAATGACGCGGATTGCAGACTTGCGTATCTTAGGGAAACGGCTGTCAGCATCGAGAACGTGCTTTGAAGCTGGCGTTACTGGTGTCTTGCCATCCGTATGTAGAAAGTCGCCCTGGATGTTAATAACTGCCGTGTGAGCCTTTGGGCTTTGTTCTATCATTTGTTGCAGTGCAGCGATGATGGTGCGCTCTGCGATAGATATGTTCCAATCGCTTCCGCCCTCTTGATGCCATGCCAGCATTCCAAGATGGTAATCAGTGAACGTATAAAGGTTGCACAGATGCTCCTCAGAAGCCACTGGAGCAGCAATTGATACCACAGGCGGTATCTCGTCCTTAAAGCCCTCAACTGCCTCTCTCATGGCGTCCACAAGAGCCTCATGGCTTAGTGATGCCTTTACCCATTGCCCCGCTGGTTTGCCTTCAGCGTTGTAATAGGTACTGACGCCCTTGGCTACATAGCCATCAGGAACAGGTCGAGTGAAGTCATGATCAGGCGAATAGCCGAACTTTGCAGCCTTGCGCTTTACCGCAAGATAAGTCTCGCTTGCGCCGCCAATGTTCATGCCCAATTCGGTAGCCGCTGCTCTAGCACTGCCAAGGCGCTCTATGGCCTCAAGAATTTGCTTTTGACGAGGCGTGCAATACCTGTACAGATTTTCGTCTATCGTTATGGTCGATGGCATTTACTTGCCTTTCGGGCAATCCGCTTCGCAGATACAAATAAAGGCGCTGTTATGCGCCTCTATTTCTGTGACAGTTTCTGATGAATCTTTTGTTGCATCGTAACTGATGGGTTTCGCAATAGCACAATAGCTATTTACGGGAACGGTCGAAACGGTCGCGCAGCCGTTCAGTGCGCTCAGGATCAGGAATGGCAATGGCAGCTTCGCCAAGTGCGATTTGCTCATTGATGGCATCGTTTGTTTCCTTGATAGTTTCCTGACGCCCTTGCCGCTTCCAACGATGTTCCGACCAAGCTCCCAACAGCTTGTCCAAAACACCCAGCAAGAGCGTCAGAAACTTCATTACTCTGCGGACTCAGCTACAGGTTGCTTGCTGATAACAGACCATACAGCAACGCCAATGGTTGCTATTGCGCCGGCCAATGCTTCAGCCGTTGCACCATCGATAAGACCTTTTCCTGCCAGATAGCCAAAGCCAGCCGCAGCAAGTGTACGAACGATTCCAAATATTTGATCCTTATTCATATTACTTCTCCTTTGGATAAAACTTCCAAGGCAGTTCCCAATGTGGGCCATCCTTGAACGCACGCCAATCACCGCCCCATTGAAGCGGGACTTTCTCGTCAGCCGAAGCAGACTTAACTATTTTAGCTAAACGATGGTAAAGAGGCCAATCCCAGGACACCTTACTATTAATCAACGGAGCCAGATCGACAGCGTGCCCAGTCAGGTGGCGCGAGTTCAACGTCTTTGATGCACCCTCTGCACGCAGCTTTCTTTGCCGTTCCAGAGTTCGTAATCCTTCCAGCACAGTGAAATCTAAATCAGATATTGCCGCAGCTCTTTTGACAACGCGCACAAGATCAGGGTGGACACCCTCAAGCCGTGATAAACTGCGTTGACCTAGAACAATGCTCATTAAACACCTGTTTTTAGCACACTTAGTAATATGCCAATTAGCAGCATTATAATCGTTCCACAAGCAGTGATGCCAAGGCTCTCGATCCGCTTCATTCTGGCGCAAATACTTTCATATCTAAACGCGCAGACTTGCTCGTGTGTGTTGAGCTGGGCCTGTGTTTGATCAATAGTGTTCATTTTGCATCACTCATTTAATGTAATATGGTAATATTAGTTAGTTACGCGAAGCATTCTAAAGCCAGTACCGCCACTATCAACCGCACCCACAGTAATACGCTTTAATGCGCCATTAACATAAATTTCAATAGCATCAGTTTGATTTGAGGCTTGAAAACGAGCCGTGCCATTGACGTTCATATACCGTACATTTGTCGACCGAATATAGCCGTCAGTATCAGTTGAATCCCAGTTAACAATCGGGTTACCAGCATTAAGTCCAAAAAACCCAGTTCCGTCAACTTCAATACGGGGTGATTTAACGTAAATTTCATCTTCGTTATAGAAATTAGCTGTTCCGTTATTAAATATAACTAGGTTTACTGCCATTACGCGAACGTAATTTTCAATACCATATGTATCATGGCTTGTAATTTTACCGCCAGAAATAATTACGCGATCATCTGGAACAGCTGCCCCAACATAAACGCCTGATGCTGTACTGCTTCCGTGGCAATAAAATAATGGAGAAAAGTAAAAGTCTTCGCCAGCGTCTATTTTAACGCCGTAACTTGAAGGAAAATCAATTTCTAAATCATCAAACAACCCAAAAGCAGGAACACTCCCGCCTGAAGTGTTGCGAATGTGAACGCCTATGCTTGGCTTAACAATAGTAACCGATTGCGCTTGAAGCGTATTACAATCACCGTCCCACATAATGCCAACGGCAACATTGTCAGATGATAAGTTTACACCAATAAGGCGCAAAATATCACTGCGATTTGATGGGTCACCAAACCAATGAATACCATACGCGCCGCGAATATTGTTTACCCATGCGTTTGTTACGTCACAAACATTGGCTTTTTGCACGTATAAAAAATTGTATGGGTTATAGACGCGCACATTGCTAATGGTTGAGCGGTCGGCGTTTATAATTGATATGACATAGCCTCCGGTCATATTTTGACCTTCAATTTCGCCATCGCAAATTGTCACGTTTTGAAGGCCACCCGTAATAGTGAATCCATTGGACGCACCATTAAAGTCAATTTTAGCCCCGTTTAGGTTTATGATTTGGTTGTCTGCCGTAGCTGAAAGAGTTCCGGTTACTTTATAAGTTTTTCCAGAGTCAAAGAAAATGCTTTTGCCAGTGTTAAGCGCAAGTTGAATAGCTGCCGCGTCATTTGCAACGCCGTTGCCGACTGCACCAAAATCTTGAACGCTGACGCTATCGCGCATTTTGTCTTGGGCAGATCGAGCTACAGCGCCAGTTCCAGAAGGTGTGTATCCTATCCAATCAGAGCCATCAGCATCTGCAAGATCAGCAACCGTTCCAACCTGACTTTTGAAGCCAGTGAAGGAAATGGCAGAAGCACCTACCCCAACTCCTGTTGCTTCAGGAAAATTATAGATTAGGAGACCATTGCTTTCCAAAACCGAAATTGAAAAATCATTAGCATTCACATAGACCTGGGCAGGGGTTCCATTGCGATAGATGTATCCACTGCTGGTCTTCAGCGGCTGAGATGCCGTGATCGTCAAAGCCTTGTCGTAATAGACTTGGATTTGATTTGTAACAGCATCAGTGTTCGCCGTTCCTATGTAGATGTCGCCATTATCCAATGGCAATCCATCACGGTCATAGAATACAGGAAACGGAACTTGTACAGAGATAGCGGCCATTACTTAACCCCTTGCGTATTTGAGTTTATAGCTGAAATTATGTTGTGTGGAAAGGCCATTACTGAATTCGCACAACAGGTGCGCCGCTAGTTCCTGGCATTGAATCTTGCTGACCTTGCGTTACCGCTGCTTGAGTTCCAGCCGCCTGTATCAATGCTGGCTTTGAACCTTCAAGTCGATCAGATAGCTTGGTAAGAATGTTAGCTTCTTCCTTGCTTCCAGACTTTGTTTTTGCAAGCATCGCCATCAGGTTGCGGACAGGCTTACTTTCATAAGCGCGAACCGCTCCAGTGAAAGCCGCAGCCAATGCCGTGCCAACTCCGCCTGTTTGCAGAAAATCTCCAAGCCCCAGAGCGCCAAGCAATAACGGAAAGTTTTCTTGTCCCGTTTGGGTCTTGACGCCAGCACCAGAAGCGCGGCGAGTGGCATTCAGGACGCGAACCAGGCCTTTGATTTCCTCCTGCTGTGACTTGCCGAAAAATACGCCAAGCTGATCCGCACGCTTGTTAATTTGCGTGATGAATTTTTCTGCACTGACAGCGCCGCCCTCAACGCCCATATCTTTCGCAATACGATTGACGATTGCCATACGAGCTAGAGATTGGCCTTCAGGAGTTAGCGACTTATAGAGCGCAGAAACATCGCTCTTTTTGCCGCTGAACAGCATATTGTTAATGACTTCAGGCGTTGCTTCACCGTTGCGTATTATGCTCTTAAGAGCATTACGATTGGCTTCCTGAATGCCATCACTCAAACGTGCATCAGAAATGCGCCATTTATTATAGTTGGTACGCCCACCACGATCTAAAATGAAGCTACCCATGTCATCTTTGAATGGGCCATAAAGGTTTTTAACAGCAGCCTTTACGCGATCAGATGCGCCAACCGACAAGGCTTCGTCCTGCCACGCTTTGCCCAAAACATCGCGTCGGAAAGCATCCATTGCTTCAATGTCTCGCCCAGCAGCTTGCCCACGAATCTCTTGCAACTTAGCAATGGCTTCGTCTGCGGCGGGTGTGCGAGCCTTCGATAAATCTGCGATTTGATCGTCAATGGCTTTGATAGTCTTATCAACAGCGACCTCTCCAGCACCCGCCAGCCCAGAGAAAACATCGCGCTTCAAGGTGGTGTATTTTTCAACAACGTCGCCGCGCTTACGAAGAACATCAGAAACAATGCGATCTTCTACGTCAGCCGGAATAGCGCCTGCATTTTCAATAATGAAGTCTTTTACCGCTACTTCACGGGCTTCCTGTTGAGTTGCGCGTGCGCCACCAGTTCCAACAATAGGAATACGCTCACCGATTGTTTGAGCAGCCTTACCCATAAACGTTTGAGGTGGGCGAATGTCGGATGTCATAACTGGGACGCCGGTGCGCTCACCAGCTTCAATGATTTCCCTTGGCGCAGCAGGTGCGATAAGTTCTTCTGTCACGCGAGATACAGGAGTAGCGGGCGCGGCGGGGGCAGTTGGTGGTGTTATAGGCACTTCAGGGCCACCACGAACGCCACGAACCGACGAAACAATTGCAGGCAAAGCTTGCTCAAGCAATTTACCCGCACCACCAGCGCCACCAGCAATAGCTATTTCTCTAGGGTTGAAAGTTCCACCCGCTCCAGCTTGCGTTGCTTCAATTCCAGTTTGAGTAAGCGCGGCACCGCCAGCAGCACCAGTAACACTAGCGGCACGACCAGCAGGAGTAAACGCAAGGATACCACCAAGCGCACGTGGAACATCGCTCCAGCGAAAACCTGGCTTAATGCCATATTCTTGGCCATCTTGAGAGCGAAGGATATAGTTTCCATTAGCATCTTGACGCACTTGAACGCCTGGATAGTTTGACTTAATGATTTGCACCGATTCTTCGGGGCTTGTGAACATTGTACCGATACCTGTACGCGCACCAGCAATGGATAACTCGTTCAATTCAGGCATCGTTGTCCAGTCAGCGACAGCTTCAATCTCTGGAGTGCTGCGATCTGCGCCAGTTACAGTTTCAACAATGCCTTCAAAGAATCCGGTTTCTTCAGGTGCAGAGCCAGCTTCAGGTGGAAGAATCCGTGCGCCAAAATTACCGGCATTGCGGAATTCAATAGCTTTCTGAAGGTCTTCTTGATTAGGCGTAATGCCTAGAGTGCCAGCAAGAGCATTTAATTCCTCAATTGTAGCGCCCTTATTGAAGGCCTCTTGAAGCTGAGTTGCTTTGTCTGGCGTAGTCGACATTTCATACGGAGTGGCAAGAGTGATACCTTGCTTTTCAGGGTCTGCGCCTTGGTCAGTCATCAACCCACGATAGGTTTCCGCCAAAGAGTTATAGCCCTGAAGCCTCTGGTTGTAGATAGAGCGTGCAACGTCAGCCATGTCTTTACGCTGCGCTTCAGATAATCCTTCACCAGAAATCAACTGGTTGTAAGCGTTGCGAAAACGATCTGGTACGCCAGCCGCATTTTGCACAGAAGCTGCTTCGCCTTCACGAACAGTAGAGCCTGGGTCTAGAATCTTCATCAAAGAAAAGACTGAGCCAATGTTTCCGATTGGAGTTCCTTTGCTTGTCAAATCTATAATTTGACGGGTAGCATTTTGAACCTGACGGAATTCTTTAACTTCTGGAATGCCTAAGAATTCAGTTCTCAATGAACCAATTTGCGAAAACTCTTTTGATGCAATATCACGGCTTTCACCACGGGCTGCACGAGCCTCCGAGCTTTCTCCAATCTCAGCTTGACGAGCTTTACGCGCTTCTTCAGCAACCTTCTGAGGAGAAGCTTGACGTTGCAATACTGGCCCTAAATTGGGTGGAGTAATTTCCTCGCGTGGAACACCGCCTTGGACAATATAAGTCTTTCCGTCGCTGCCTTGCAGCCGTTGACCTTCTTGATATTGCTCAGCCATTCTATTTCCCTATCACAACGTGCCAATGTGGGCCTGTAGCATATTTAGACGGGTTCTTCACCTCATCACGCGCTTCAATAATTTTATAACCAGCCTTACGAATGCCAGAAATGTATTCCTTAAATGTCACACCAGGTATTGGAGCAATATCAACTGCGCCTTTGGTTCTGGCGTGATAAGACCTTGGATTCTTTTTAGAAAGCGAATCATTTGGCCCACGATAACCAGATGTGATTCGCGCATTAGGGAACAGTTCACTAATTACTTTTCGCCCATCAGCGAAAGTTACCAGACGGCTTATCCGTCTGACCTCCTGTCGCTGGTAATGGCTTAAATGTAATTCCTGAAGGAGCCGTTCTCCCAGTAATAGGGCCAGTACCAAGAATATCAGAACCTCTATAAATAGCCCCACCTTCTTCAACTGCAAGAAGCTTTTCGCCCTGCAACTCAAGCCATGCGTCTGCTTTTTCCTTGCCCTGAATGCGGACTCGATCCTGATACTCTTTTCCAGTTGCAGAAAGGTTCTCATCTCCGCCATAAAGATTCTTGTAAAGCTTCTCATCGCTTTGAGCCAACTGAATGGTCATTGGAAGAATTACAGAGTCAGGATCAATGTCGAAAGTCTTTAGTAGTGCCTCAGATGCAGCCGCCTGCTTTTCCTTTCCAGGCGTGTTTCTGTATCCATCTACTTGTGCTTTAAGCCTTGCACGGGCAGCATCTATATTCCCACCCCTAAACAGACCAATAACTTCAGCGCGAAGTTGGTTCGCATTTGTGCGCTCCGCTTCATTTAATATGGATTCGCTTGCAGTAATTTGCTCTTTTAATTCAGGAAACAGAAGGACATTTCTGGCGATATTTTCTGGTGATCTGTTATCAGCAATAGATTGCAACGCCGCTTGTCGTTGCTGTGCCATTTGCTGATCTTTTAATTGCTTTTCACGCGCCGCTTGTTCAGCAAGTCGCTGTTGATCGATAGCATTGCCAAAAGCATACGCATTTTGGAAAGCGGTCGTGGGTGATGCAATGTTATAGTTATATGGTTCAGCCATTAGAAAATCTTCCCTATTGCTGCCTGTCCAGCCGCGCTGGTTCCGAATCCAGTTATTGTTCCAAGCGCCTGATTAAAAGCATTGGCTTGTCCTAATGCAGAACCCGCTCTTGCCTGTCCTGCTTGAGTATATGCCTGTCCAATATTGGTCGCACTAGTCATGCCAGCCGTTCCAACGCCAGCAGCAGACTGCTGACCAAGACTCGTAAGGCCGGACAAGCGGCCATATTGCTGCTCTAGGAACTGATTTAACAATGCTGGGCGGAATTGAGCTAAAGCACCTTGAATATTGCCGCCACGAAGTCCGCCAGTTGCTGAGGCGTTCTGTAAAAGAGCTTCCTCTTGCTGCCGAGCTAAAGCTTGAAACATAGGGCTTTGCTCTTGCCCTCTCACATATTCTAGCTGCGCTTCTGGGCCATCAAAACCTAAAGCAGCCATCTGTGCTTGCAGGGCTGGCGTTCCAGCGGATACATAAGGGTTAAGCAGCGTCCGCATTTCTTCACGCGCTGCACGCTGTTCTTCCGCAGCAGCGTCAGCCGCTTGCACTTGGGCCCTACCAGCCTTACTCGCCGCCTTGCTTGAAACAACGCCGCCGATAACTGCGCTTCCAATAACTGCTGCTGCTACTGCACTCATATCAATAACCCCCTATCGTCACGATTAAAGCCTGACGATAATCTACTGTAATTTCTTCGCCGTTGCTTCCGCCCTTGCATCCTGAGATGTCTCGTATTGCAACAAGGTATATATCACCATTTTCCATGCGAAACATCATTGCATTCGGATTCTTTGAATGGTTGGTATAACGTCCTGCTGGTGTGCGGTATCCGCCCATCAATGCTGGTGCAATTACCTCAAACTGAGGGATGTTACCAGATGCAAACAATCCTTTGCCTTCGATTTGGCTATCACCAAGCGCGACCTTATACTCACCATGTGGAAACGGAATCTGGTCATATTCTAATTCAGATATTTCCCGCACTGTTTCAGGATCAAAGCCGAACTCCTCAATCGCTGCATAAAAATCAGCAATATCTTCAGAGTGGTCAAAGCTTAACAGCATCTGGTTAAACTTCTTTGATTCCTGCCATGACTCGCTTTTGTCTAAGAACATCTCATCAAGAGTATCAACGTCGCGCTCGTCGGTAGCAAAGACATTCTGCCAAATCACATCTTCATGGATGTAAGCTATCTTGCGACCAGGTGGTGCAATGAACGACTGTGGAGCAACTAGCTCTGTCTTTGTGCCATCGTCGTTTAAGATAGTCAGACGGCCAGATAGCATATTGTTAAAGTGAGTAGTCTTGTGATGATGACCTACCACATATGAATCCGCTGGCATAACAACTTCACGGATGTAAATGCCTGGAGCAAAGCGATGCGTAATAGGGCAATCAGCTTGTGGCAGATCGAGAAGTGCTGACTCTAAACGTTGAACATCAGCTTCATTAAAAGCTTTCGTAAAAGGCTCAATAAGTGTGCCCTCGACTGTATCAATGTCTTTTGTGCGGCATATTGCAGTCACGGCATCACCTTTACGAAATGAGCCACAGGCTGCTCTTAAAAGCTCTGTGGCAAAACCTTATCACAATCAATCGTCAAATTCAAACTCTCGTTCTTCCCATGCTTGGCACGAACGAAGATCATGGCAGATAAACTCGAACTTATGGCAGTATCCACGGAATCCAGCATCAACATCCCATTGGTTCCAAGGTATCTTGTCCATCTTTGCTTGGGTCATTGTGCTGTTGTCGTAATACTCGCAGTTAGAACATCTGCGCCGACGCGCTTCAGTCTCATCCACTTGCATAGCTTTACCAAGCGCAATCCAGTATTCAGGATTAGCGCCGCGCTCATTGCTGGGGTTCTCAGGGCCAAGCATCCAATCGTCGATCACGACCTTGGTGTTCTTCTTGTTCTCAGCAGTGGTGATGAATGGTTCGCTTTCACGCAGACCAGCAAAGCCTTCAATAATCATCATGGGCTTTTTCATTGCGACACTAACCTTCCAGATGCGCGAATATTGATTGCAGAGGCTGTTCCAGCAATTGTGGAAATAAAACCGCCGATAGGAAGTACATGGCCGACCAGTTCAGGAAACGTATATGTTTCGGCTGGCTGGAGCGTTTTGGTCTTGACGATCAAGTTGTCGTTACCAGAAACGCCAGCAAGAGTAATCAAGTTAACGCTTATGGTTGCAGCAGTTGCGCTGTAGTTAGTTGCGGTAAACTTGTCGATAATCGTTTGTACGTTAGTTGATGTATACTGCGTTGTTTGCGCGGCTTCTGCTGTTTTTGCGGGGATGATGTTACTGATAGAAACGGCCATATCAAGTTCCTTATATAGATGTAATGGTTTGCCAAGCTGTGCCGCTATAAACACAGGCTTTGGATAACGTAGTATCAAATACCATAAGGCCAGCGGCAGGGCTAGATATAGCGTTCTTTTGCGTTGTAGTCATGTTAGGTAGGCGAAAACCTTTAGTAGTCGATTGTACATCAAGAATTGCCGAAGCATTTGGTGAAGCCGTACCAATCCCAACATTGCCGCTACTGTCGATACGCATACGCTCTACAGCGTTAGTATGTGAAACAAGAGATTTTGCGCCATTAGCGTAAAGCAATAAATCGCTTGATGACTGAAGAGAACCGTTAATACCGTCATGATTGAGATCTAGCGTTGCAGCGCCCGTGCGAGACCGTATAAGCCCCGCTACATCTAGCTTTGCACCAGAGGGTATAGTACCAACCCCCAAATCATTGGTTGTATTATCCCAAAACAGATTGGCATTGTCCTGCGTATATACACCTGAAGCGCCAGCAAAGACAACCGAGCCTACGGTAAACTGGGTAGACGTACCTGTGCCGCCCTCGCTTGGTGGAGCAACACCACTGCGCGGGGCGGGACTCAGCGCCAACTCCTGCAACTCGCTCTGCACAAAAGCCAAGTCAGACGCTGACGCGCTAGGCGGCGCAGATTCTAACGCCTGAATGTCGCTCTGTACAACAGCAAAGTCAGATACGGACGCTCCAAGTGGCGTTGACTCTAACGCCTGAATGTCTGATTGCACAGCGGCCAAGTCAGACACGGACGCGCCGTGTGGTGTTGACTCCAAATCCTGCAAATTGCTTTGCACAGCAGCAAGTTCACTTACGCTTGCTGGGATTGGCTCTTTATTAAGCGTATCAGATAAAGCAATAATCTGAGCCAGAGCATCGTTTGCACTTTGCCCAGCGTTACCAGCTTCAATGTTTACATCATCAATCGAAATTACATTGGCATTAGTAAGGGCAAACAGCCGTTCAAATTGCTTAATCTGTTCAAAGTCCTGCAAGAATGCAGCAAATTGATCTCGTGTTAAAGATAGCTTTTGATATGCCATCAGAACGCTAACGGCTCAATTGCCGCCTCTAGCCTTGCAAATGACATATGCGCGTCTGAAGTGCCTTGGAATCTCTGTATGCGCCAGTTACGCATCCATCCCTGCTGGAACCAGACAAGACGCTTTGCACGCTCTCCTGTCTTTCCAGCTCTGATAAACTTCTGCTGACTCCATGTTTCGCCATCAGTTGAATAACTGGTATTGATTGTTGGATCAGTCCCAAAGGCCACCGCACCTGTTAGCCCAACAAGTTCAAGCTGCTGAATGATAGCTCCGCGCCCTTCGTTATAGACAATAGTCGTTCCAAACTCCCAGCGTACTTCATCGCCATACTGAGTAGAGATGTCTTTAACCAGATAACCTACGTTGTTGCTGGTTGGGTCACCGCATAGCCATTTGTCATAGCACCAAACAAAGTTTTGAGCACGATACTTTGCAAAGTCAACAATGCTGCTGGTTAGAATAAACCAAACTGGTTGCCCCAATTCATTTGAAGCAGCCCCATCATATACCAGTGAGCGATCTGGTAAATGAACATATAAATGCTCATGCGCTCGATCATTACGCGCTTCCATGTTTACCAGCGCAAGTTCTGCCTCGGTGTAATTCAAAAGAATCGTGTCAATCTCTTGTGTGCTGATCTTGTTAGCATTGGCATTTACGCCAAGGTAAACACCAGGGGCTTCATTTGCGCCGCTGCCAAGGAACGCGCACGTTTCTAGATAGATACAGCAAGCGTGTGTGCCCGTAGCGCCCTTTTGAAGCTGAGCGCCCTCAATACGTTGAAATGGGAATAAATCCCCGCCCACGTTGTTAAAGACTTCAACGGTGTTTCTGTTCAGCGCATAGACTTCATTGCGGAGCTTGAGCAATCCTGTGATTGGATCAGGGTCGGCTTCTGCTGAACCATATTTTAACGGATTAACTTTGAACGGATCATTCAATTCCGTCACAACAATAAACTCGCCATCAGTGGTCATGAAATAACCATCAACCCACACCACATCTAGGACAACGCCTAAATCTGGATCAGTGACTTGTCTGACCGTTGATCCATCATAATAAAATAATCTGGTATCAGAAGCAATTGCCAGAAGGTCAAAGGAATAATCCATTGATACGTTTATGCCATTGTCGCCAACGTCATCGATAACCGTTACTGTTCCATCCGCAGCAACGCTACAGAAAGATGAACCCATCACACGATAACAAACGCCATTCCAGTTTATCCCGCCGCGATCTACGCCAGGGCCAGTACCATTAGAGACAATGCCATCAGAGGGGCGCAAGAAACCTTGGCTGATTCCATTCGACTTTGGTACGGGCACAAAATTGACGGGATAAGACGTACGAAAGTCCGGCCCATTGTCCGTGTAGATGCCATTAAGGATTGGAACCTGAACCATTTACCATTTAACCTTATCAGCCCAAAACGCCGCGCTCATTTTGCCCTTAGCTATATTCTTTGCGTGTCTAGCCTTGAATGATGCGCGGCGCTTCTTGTTGGATTCGCTTTCACCCTTGCTGGCAGGAGAACCCATAACGCCCTGCTGCCCGAAACGGATTGTTCTGATTTTATCGCCTTCTTTGGCGACCACAACGTGCGACTTCTTCGGATGCGATGGTGTGCGCTTAGGCTTGTTATAGCCAGCGACACCTGCACGAGTAAGACGCGAATCCTTTTTCACTTAGGCGTCTTACTTCTTTTTCTTTTTGGCTTTGGTCATTGTCATTGCCTTGCCAGCTTTAGCGGCAGCTTTCTTAGCCATCGCCATACCTTTTGCATCGTAGCTGAACTTTTTTCCACCAACCATTGGCATATCAATTTCCTTATTAGAAAGTTACATGAAGCTTGAATGATTCAAGCCGCATGAGGTTATTCGCAGTTGCTGGCTTTACAGTGATTGCAAATGTCTGATCCTGTGTAGCATCGACGTTCAGGAACACGTTTGCACCAGTCGATAGGCCATGACCTACCGCAGTTGCTGAGTTGCTGACAACTTGCGATCCACCACGATTGCACATTAGCTTCTGAACGCACGCGCTGGTGTTGTTTGCCGCAGCAGCAGCCAAGAGAACGCCGCCGCCATATGTCATGCCCAAGGTTTTAACTGTAGCGTTATTGGTCAACGTGAACAGAGCATCGATCTCCATACCGCCACCAACGCCCATTGACCAGCCAGGGACTGTAACAGATGCCAGAGTTACTTCGGTGTTAGCTACAGCAACAGTCGGGGTTCCAAGGCCCAATACATATGGAAGATCAATTGTAATAGCTACGCCAGTTGTATCAGCATCCAGCGCAGTAACTTCATACAAGCCATTAACGCCTGTGCCTGTTGCCCACGTTACATAAACGCTTGCGCCTACAGCAATTGCATCCGTTAAGCCGTGAGCGCCAGCACTGACTAACTGAACGCTTCCGCCGTCATCCGCATAAGTAAGCGTCACAAAGGTACCGGCTGGCTCAACAAGGCCAACAGGCTCAAGGTTGCCAATTACCAGAGGTGGGAAGTCACGCAGAGTTGGTTGAGCGCCTACGTCATATTGCGCCGTTGACTCAGTGCCGCTGACAATACGCACAGTGCGATCAACAGGATAAGGGCCAAATGTTTCTGCGCTGTTAGTAAGAGACGCAATCTCTGTGTAGTAGTCATAGCTTACTGGGCCAATTGGCTCAAGCAAAACGGTGGTGGCATCGTTACCCACGTTTCCAACGCTGATATATTCACCAGCAGGAACAAGAACGTCGGTAATAGTCTGAGTAAGGCCTGGTTGAATAATCATATCTCAATCCTTTGATTAAAATTAAACGCCGCCGTTGCCTGTCTGAATATTGAGCGTTGTGCCAGAAGCCGAAATGTGTGCCAGCTTTGTAAAGCCATTTGCTTTGCGGATAATAACTTCGCTGCCAGCACGAACCGCTAAGTCAGCCGTTGTTGCAGTCGCCGCAGTCTCACCGATGCGAACGTAACAGACGTTTGCGCCAGTGTTTACCAAACGGACGGAATTATCATCTCCAGAAATATCCACCGATGCAGATGCAGCCGCAGGAGTTGCAACAATGTTCGATCCATAATTAGGAGCAAAAGGGTTTATATAAGACATTATCCGACCTTCCAGTTTGTGCCATCGCTATAGACGGGAACCTTGTTAGCGCCACCACCAGCAACAGTAGCTGCAAATGTTGTACTGCTTCCATCAGTAATAAATGCGCGGGCTCCAGCATTGCCTACAGCAGCGGGAAGCTGGGCATAGGTAACAGGCGTTGTCTGCACTGATGAACAAGTGACAGCGCCGAAGTTTACCTGAACATATTCAATCAGAGTTGTAACAGAGCAACGACGAGCGTCACCTTGGTTCGTTACATACAACGGTAACTGATCTCCGCCATGAACCTGTGTTACGGTTGGTAGCTGGTTAATTGTAGGCATGGTTTAACTCCACTCAAAAGGGCCATCAGGCCCAGCATCTAAAGGATCATAAGGACGATTGACGAAAGGATTATCCCAACGCCAAGGCTTGTTGCCCTGACCGATTGGCATTGTTGATGGAAGCTGTTGTTCAAGCGGGAATGCAGCGCGTTGCATCAATACGTTATAAGCGCCCTTAGCCGATACCTTAGTGTCAGGCGATACAGACTTGCCGTAGCCAGGAGCGATCCGAATGGCTAGGTTTGTGATGATAGCTTCCCATGCGCTGTCAGGCACATTGGTTTCTGTATCAAGGTCGCTGTCTTGTGGGCTACTTGGCATTGCGTATCCAAGACGGATGCCAGCAGCATTCCATTCAGCAATCATGGAATCTAAACGACGCAAAGCGGCCTCTAGCTGTTCAGGCTGAAGGTCAAAGACGTAATCCGCCAAGCCAATTTCTTCAAAGGCTGACGTTACGAACTGGCGCTTTGTATAGCCCACAATCAATCCTCCAGTTTTTCCGCAATGCGTTCAGCTAGCTTCTTATCAGAAGTTCGCGCATTAAACGATACATTTAATTCTTTGGCCTTAGCCTCAAGCTCATCGCGGGTTGCGTCTGATACTTCGTCAATGGCATCTTCAAAGGCTTCCGCAGATGCAATAATCTCTTTGGCGTCCTTGCCGCCCTTGGCTTGCTCATAAGACGCAGACCAGCCCTTGGCGATCAATGCGTCGAATGCCTCTTTGTCCGCAGCGGGACGAATAGAGTATGTGCCACCGCGAGGCTTTTTAAATGGGCCAGGTATGCGGTAAACTATAGTTGGGAAGTCAGTCACTTCTTTTTGCCTTTCATTGGCTTTGCAGTCTTTGCTGATGCGATGAAGTCAGCCTTTGTTGGCGCACCTTTGCTGCCGACCTTCTTCATGCGCTCTGGTGTTTTGCCAGCAGCCTTCTGAGCCTTGATGCGCTTACGCTTCGCATTGATATTAGCATACAAGCCCATCTTCATTTCTTTGCCTTCCGCTTAGGAGCCTTTGATGGCTTCCCTGCTTTCATGGCAGCATCGCGTGCTACATTCAGTGCAATGGCGATGGCTTGTTTTTTAGGGCGACCAGCCTTTTCTTCCATCTTGATATTCTTGCCGATGCTTGCGCGGCTGAAACCTTTTTTCAATGGCATTGGTTCGCTCCTTAAAGAAAAGAGGGGGAAGCCGAAGCCCCCCCCATCTCTATTACGCTTGGTTGAAAAGCAGGATGCCTGCCATTTCTGGGTTCGTCATTACCACACCATACAGTGTGTCCAGCGTGTAAAGCGTCTGGAAGGTCAGTGGATCGAACTTCTTGGTCATGACCAATTCGATGCCCTGATCTGTAGCAGCACGAAGAACGTCAACGCCAGCGCCATCTGGAACAGCATAACGACCTGGGAGGAGTTCAATCGAATCCTTGCGCCAGAACGGGTTGATGTTCGATGCAGTGGTGTTGAGGAAGTTGACATCAGCAGTTGCCGAAGTCGCAGTTACTTCAACGTTCTGATACTGAAGTTCAGCATCAGTTGGCGACGAGTTTGCACCGATGATTGGAGGGCTGATAACCATCGAAGTGCCGTTGACAACTTCAATGACGCGGAACGTCTTGAGTTCGCCAGTCGAACGCTTCGTGATGTGGTGAACAGCTTCAATGCCATCGATCGTGAACGCATCGCCAGCAACAACGCCAGTTGTCGAGGAGACAGTGACGGTCTGATAGCGGTTGTCAACGTTGAGAATGCCGCCAGTGCTGCTGGTGGTTGCCTTTGGAACGTAACGAACCTGAGCGCCATTGGTAGCAATGGTGACAGTTGCAGCGTTAGCAGCACAACGGTTAGCGTAATCAAGCTTGTAGGTTTCAAAGCCAGCTACTGGGCCAACATACGAACGCTCATAAGCGTTTGCAGACTTGTTGCCAGTGAACGAACGAGTTGCGATTGCCAAGTTACCAGCCATGCCGTTGTAATCGCGGCTCGACAAAGCGAGGTAGCGATCTTCAGCCATGACACCCTGTTCGTTCATGATGCTGTCGCAAAGCGCGATGTCATCATAATCGCCAGCAGCGGTTGATACGTCAACAACAAGCGTACCTTGAGCAGCAGCCAAATCCATAACGGAAAGGTTGATGTCCGAAGCAAGCTTCTGCTTTGCAGCAGCGCCCAAACGATCTTCTTGCAATGCGTCACGAAGTTCCAAAGCATTCATTTCCCATGCCGAGCAAGGGCTGAAGCCCAAGGTCGAAGGAACAGAAAGCTGGGTCATCGTCGAAACACTAGAAGCAATCGAGCTGCCAATGGTACGTGTGAACGACTGAGCGATGTATGGTTGCGGACGCCACATGGTGTCACGAGCGCGTTCCATCGTTACGCCGTTGGTGTTGTAGATGTTGATGTTCTTTGACAGGATCAAAGCATCGTTGAAGCCTTCGAGAATGTTCTCAAATGCAACAATTTCTTCTTTTGAAAAAGCGTTAGCCATTATATTAACTCCAAAATTTAGGTTTTCTTATTACGACGCTTGTATTCCATGACCTTTGACAAGTCTCCGGTCTTCAGGGCTTCGGCGCGTAAGCGTTCAAGTTGCGAATCAATGGAGCCAGACACACGCCCACCGCTTGTGGTGATTGTACGTTCTGGCGCGGTTGCCGCCTTTCGGTTAGTTACTTTCAACTGAGTCTCCAGTTTTGCTACCGCAAAGGCGAACTTCACGGGGTCGGTGATTGCTGCAAGTTCCTTAGCTCGCTTGGTGCTTTTGCCAATTGCGTAAATAAGCAAAGCAGGGTTGTCAGAGCCTTGTAGAACAATCCCTTGTTGCGTTACGTCAAACGTATCTAAAGCCGTAGCTTCAGCTTCGTCATAGTCTCGCACCTTTAACGAAGATTTGGCCTTCGCATAGGAATCAAGCTTGTCCTGCCATGCCTTAGCTTCAGCATCTTGCTGGGCCTTAACATTGGCTTCGGCTGCATCGTATTCGCGCTTGTGCTCATACCAATTAGCAAGCTTCTGTTCGTACTCGTCGGAGTCATAGTCACAACTTTCGAGCGTGGGCTTTGTTACTGCTGCAATTGGCTTAGTCTCAGTTGCTGCCGTATTTAGCTTGGCTTCCAGTTCGCGTATCTTCCGCTCTTTTTCCCGATTTGATTTACGCAATTCACGCACCCAAGCAGGCGCACGAACTTCTTCATCTTGAGGTGGCGATTCCTCACCGATAGAAATAACAACTTCGTCCTCGTCATCTTCTTCATCTTCAACCATTTCGATGGCATTGGTCTCATCGTCTGATTGGTCGTTGATTTCCGTTTCAATGTCGATCGCGTCAATATTGTCGTTATTATCCAGTTCTGCCGTTTTCATGTTTAACCCCATTAACTCACCCAAATTTGTGGAGGGTGGAACCACATAGTTATACCATTACATTTTTTTATAAATAATGCAATGATGTCAAAAACCCATTGCCATTAAAAGCAATGCGTTGTCGTTTTCTTGATCTAGCAGAAGGATTTCAATTGCCTCCTGCTCATCATCTAAGAATTGTTGAATCTCGTTTGCGGCAACTTTTAGGTCTTCATTGAGACTGTTGTCATTCTGATCGTTTGAACCCTGGACGCTTAATTGTATTAGCAGTTTATCAAGCTGCCGTTGCAATGCGTCGGATGTGCCTTTTTCATTTAGATAGGCATCTAATGTTCTGGCTGTTTTCTTTGCTACAGCCAGACTGCTTGTATTTAGAACATCGACATTCTTTGCAACCTGCTTGGCTGACAAAGCTGCTTCCAACATAGCGCGTTCGTTGGCGAAGCCTGTTTTCTTACGCTTAGTTCTTTTAGCTTTAGTGCTTGATGAATCCTCACCGCCGCCGCCACCAACTAATTGGACACCTGGCTGACTGACTGTAGCGGAATAGAAAATGTTCGTGTTGATGTAGAGCTGGGGTAGGAGTGTCTGCGCTCCACCAGCGATCGTAACGATTGGGCTATAGAACACATTAGTGTTGTCATAGCGTGCAGGCGCAAGCGTGTTTGATGCTGCCACTGTGGGCGCATAGAATACATTTATATTATCGTAACGCGCAGGAGCAATCGTATTGCTTGTTGAAACCGTTGCTGCGTAAAACGTGTTTGGGTTAGTGTATAGAGCAGGAACAAGCGTCTGTGTGCCACTAGCTTGCGTAACCGTTGGCGTGTAAAATACGTTCGTATTATTATAGCGATTAGGCGCAAGCGTGTTACTTGTTGAGACCGTTGCGTTGTAGAAGACATTTGTATTGTCGTAACGCGCTGGAGTAAGCGTATTGCTTGCTACAACTGTAGCTGCGTAAAATACGTTCGTATTGTCGTAACGTGCAGGATTAACCGTATTGCTTGCCGTAACTGTAGCCGCGTAGAACGTGTTTACGTTTGAATACAGGCTCGGCAAAAGAGACTGCGGTGGGCCTGTCTGCGTTATTGTTGTCAGGTAAAAAGTGTTAGTGTTGGTGAACAGCGATGGGATCAGCGTTTGCGTACCCGATGGAGCAGCCGTGAATATCACGTTTAGGTTGTTGCCGCCGTCAGTTGAGTTTACACCGACATAGAAGCGGTTGGCTTGGTTTACGCCAATGTCCTTGACGCTCAGATAGTCAATGCCGCTGGTTACGTTGGTCAGGTTAAACGTGCGGCGGGTTCCTGCGGTGTTGCTGTCTACCGTAACGACATTGCCTACTGTGCCTGTGATGCTCCAAGTGTCGATAGTGCCTTGGTTGGCATTAAGGCGAATAGTATGAGCTACGGTCTTTGTAGACGCTAGTTCAGTAAATGAGTTTGTGCCTGATAGCGATGTTGTTGATGTGCCTGTAGCGCCGCCGATGGTAAGTTTGTTGTATGATAGGGAGCCACCAGCAAAAATCCTAGTACCAGTCGTGGTGTTAGACAGCAGAATGTTGGCAGTATCTTTGTTAAATGTGAGGCTAGTTGTGGTTGCTAAATTCCACACAGTTCCCGTATCACTTATTGTCCATAGACCAGAACCCATAGTTATGGTTCTGGTATTGCTATTACTGGAAGAAAAAGCTCTGCAAATCAGATTATAATTGAACGCGTCAAACGTGCCGCTAGTGTGCGTAATCTGGTTGCTTGCGGTGTAAGCATCCCCAAGTCGAAACGTGCCGCTTGGAGCATTAACCGTAATCTGGAACGTGATGATTTTACCAGCACTAGTGAACACCATCGTGCTGCGGCCAGAGAAGGTTTGAGTAGAAGTGCCAGATACAGTTATACCAGAGCCAAGCGTGTAGGAGCCGTAACGGTTTACTCCCACGTTGTGGTTGAGCGTGATGCCTGTGGTTCTTGTAGAACAATCAAGACTACCAATGTTAAAAGCAGTGCCTAATGCAAGCGTTCCTGTTAGCGTGGTGGCGTTGTCAATTACAGCCGTGTCTTGAGCCAGTGGGAAGTAAATTGTATTTGCGCTTCCGCCAGAAGTATCTGACCACGCATTGCTGTTCCAGTTTGTAAGCGTGCCAACGCGATATACCGTCTTTGCCGCAGGGAACGTGATCCCACTGTTGCCACCGCAGTCGCCACCACGAGTGGGCGAGATAGGCGCTGCCGCCCCAGCAATGGTGATGTCACGGAAGTCACAGTCATTAGCAGATACAGCCGCACAGGTGAGGGTGCGTGTTGTGCCAATGATATTGGACTGGACAAAGCCCCGCGCAACAGCAGACGAGCCAGCGCAAGTGAAAGTGCCGCTGACGGTTTGGTCGGCAGCGATAAACAGTTGGGTTAGGCCACTTCCGTTGGCGGTAAGCGTCAGGTTGTTAAATGTGTTTGCGCCCGTGATTTGGCGGGCTCCAGCGGATGTGTTGGTAAAAGAGACGTTGTAGAAAGTTTGACCGCCGCCGCTAAGAGTAGCACTTGAACTAGATAAATTAAGCTGAGAGGTTCCTGCGTTAAACGTGAGGTTTGTAGATGTAGTAAAGTCTATACCAGTGCTACCCGAAGATAAAGTTAAGGTGCTTGACCCCAGAGAAATAGTTCTGACGTTGGAGTTAGATGATGAAACCGAAACTCCCGTAACGCTGAAATTTGCAGTGTTAAATGTTCCTTGCGTAACAGTCAGTGTTCTTCCGCTTATGTTCAGCGCATCGCCAAGCGTTAGTGTAATACCTGAGCCGTCAACCACCACGTTAGTGAACGACTTGCCCGCAGTCGTTAGCGTCCCCGTTCCAGTGATTGTCATTGTTCCGGTGTGGGTGTAAGTCATGCCCGCAACAAGCGTCACGCTGCCTGCTACGGTAATAGCCCCTGTGCCAGCAATCGTCCCAGCAAAGCCCGTACAGTTAATTGACTTCGCGCCAGTGTTGCCCGTGGCAATCGTGCAAGTGCCAGTGGATAAGGCGCTAAAAAACACATCATCAGCGGTAGTTGGAACGGACGCGCCACCAGCACCGCCAGAGGTAGTTGCCCACTTAGTCCCTGCCGTGCCGTCCCAAGATGCCGTGCCACCTACCCAATAACGATCAGCCATCT